TGGTAGTTTCTATAGTGATATTCATTACAGAAAGTCTTAGGATCCTCACCTTTCATTAAGGTATCAATCCAATATGATAATTTTTTCTTTTGTATAGGTTTTTGTTTAATCTTGTTTATAAATGTATCATCTGGTGACAAGAAGTTAGGTATGCCATCAGAGGTATCACCTCTCATTATATGCTCAAAGATATACTCTTGTGGATTTTGTGTTTCTATCATCTTCTTTTGTATAGGTGCATATTGAGATACGCCTGGATACTTTTGAAGTTGTTGAAAGTCTTTGTCACCTGATATAATTAAAATCTTTTCGTTTTTAGCAATGTTTACACCTGTCTGTTCTTTTTTACATAGTACAGCAATAATATCGTCTGCTTCAACATTATCTAATTGTACAACTTTATAGTGGAAGTTGTCTCGTATTTCTTCTTTGATTATATGTATTAAACCAAATACACTTTCCCAATCAGTTTTGGATTCGTCTCGCCCTTCCCTTCGTTTTGCTTTGTAGTGTGGAAATATATCTCTACGCCAAGGTGCCGGTCCGTCAACTGCAATGATAACATCACCTGGATAGTCTTGTTTAAATCTATGTACTAATCCTCTAATAGAGTTTAGTATCATGTGTCTAACAATAGGTATTGACAAGGTCATCTTGTCTTTACTCATTGCTAACTGTACAGCGATATTACTAATCGCTATCTGGCTGTAGTCTATCAGTATCATCTAAATTTTCTCCTTCAAATTCAATTTCGTCTTCATCATTCTTATCACAAATTTTTTTGCCTTCATAATCAATTACTGAAAATGTCCTACCTGATTTCTCATCTTTTTGTTTAAACATAAGATTATCAGTTATGTCGTGGAAAGGGTGATGTAAATTTAATTCTCTATACAACATACCTTTTAACGCCTCCATAAAAATACCTAAATCTAAGAAAGTTTTATTACTTAACTTTGGATCTCGTATACCTATGTTCATACCCTCTTGTTGTAACTGTGCCAACATTCCAATGACCATATCATCAGCAACTGCATTAGCGTATTTCTTTGTTTGTTCTTCCGCTATCTTTTCTTCTACAGGTTTAGTCTGTTCTCTGGTCAGATTAGGTATATGTTTTCCTTCTGGAAACGATAAAATTTTCGCTGTCATCTAGTATCACTCTCTTTGATTTTGTCCGTCCTGGGTTGGTACACCAATCTTTATTCCTTGGTTTCACCTTGAAAATTGATTTTACCTTCATTTATTAGGTGTTCTCGCAAATCAGTATAACCACCAATCAACTCATCACCTTTCATAATTTGAGGCATAGACCGTACTTGTTTGCCTATCATTTCAAACATTTTATCTGGTGTAAAAGTAGGCGACAGTTTATGTTCCTCAAAAGGTAAATTTATACTATTGAGTAAGGACTTTGCCTTTGTGCAATAGACACAATTATCTTTTGAAAATACTTTATACATTATTTACTCCGTTGCTATTTCTGTTAAACTATCTATAGCGTCATTCGCTTTGTTATTAGCTTCTGCCATATTTATATCTTTTTTAGCTTCTGCTTTTACCAATTCTGCTAACTTGTTTAACTCACCTAACGGTAACTGTAAACCCATATAAACTCTATACTCATTGTCTCCAGTTATAGATACAGCAATCTGCCATTGTTCATAACCTTGTACTTTAGTCTGTTTAATTATGTTTACAATTGTGGACTCTGCCTTAGAGTTTATAATCTTAGAACCTTCTTGTCCTAGTTCTTGTATAAACACATTAGCATTCTTATTCATTTCACCATGCATTACATCTGCTAAGTCAGCTTTCGCTACCATTGTTGCTTTGTCCATTGCAAGTTGTAAATCTGGACTTGTTGCCACACCTACACCGTAAAGATAAAACTTGTCTTTCTTATTAAAGAGACCTTTCTTACCTTCTTTTTCTACAAACCATTTAGGTACTTCTTCTAACATACCAGACTTGGTCTGTCCTTCATGGTCAATTTTTACTGTCTTAGCACAATTCGTTACTAAAAGACCTAGTAAAATTATCATTGTTATTTTCTTTATCATTTTCTTATCACCTCTCTTATATACTCTATTGAGTTGTGGTATATATCAAACCCAATATCTGGATTGTGATATACTATTATACCACCTATTATCATACCAAAGATTAACTTCATTGTTTCTCCCAAGTGCCTTCATTTGTTAAACATACCGTATCAGGTATTAAACCGCCTTCAACTTTTCTACAGTAGGCAGGCACATTATCCTGTCCGTAATAAAATTGAGCGAATAGTTGCCAGTAAGTAGGACCTATAACACCGTCTCTACATATCATTCTTCTACTGACTTCGTTCTCCATGTTTTCATCATAGATAACTTCTATAACACAATTACTCTTTGTGAATTTAGGTGTCTCGTCATTTGCTATTGCACCTGACCAGATTAATATTGCTAATATCAATACAATAAAAAACATTACATTAAAGTTTGGTTGTCTCATACAGTATCATCATTATAAGTTGGTTCTTTTTTCTTTGGTTTTTCTTTGTTCATTGAATACATCATACCAACAGGTACTAATAGTATTGCAAGTGAAACAATTATACCATAAAACATATTCATTTTACACTCCTTTTCAGGTCGTCTCTATTGTTTACAAATACTCTAATCAATCTGGATACTTCAACAGATTCCTCTTTTAATGTTTTTGGATTGATAAAGATAACTCTACTATTATTTACTTTCAATTGTTCATATTCTTTATCAGATACAATAACTGCGTCATGTGTATGTTTTCTCCAATCGTGTGAACTATATTCCATTACATTACCCTCTCTATTATTCTCCATCTGCCGTCAGGCATTTGACATGCTTTACCAAATTCTGTACTTCTATCTAAACTACCAGGTAAATTCAATGGCCAGCTATCTTGTATATTAACTGTAGATTGATAATCAACACATTTAGCACCTGACTTATGTATATAACTATTCACAATCTTTACATCACCTTGATTACCTGTAGCACTATTGTGCCACATAAAAAAATTAGTTTTACCAATAGGCATATTGTTTAAATGGTCAACAAATAAACTGGCGTGGACAGTTCTATCATTCATACTACCACAACCAGTTAACATTGTCAATATTATTGCGATACTAAAGTAACGCATCCAGTTCCCTTTTAGTTAGAGGGTCGCCATGTTCTTCCGCATGACCAACAGAATCCATTGAAACTCTATCAGAAAGGATATCTTCATCACCTTCATCTTCGTCAATTTTCTTAATGACAGGAAAAGGTTTCGTGCCATCATATCCTTGAGCAAGTCTCTCCCAATTCACATCATAGGGTAAGTTTAACTGACCCATTTCCCTAAGAAACTTTGCTTTGTCTAAGGGGTTATCGTAAGAGTTAAACTCTTTCAAAATACCTTGCATAGATAAATCGTTCTCTTTAATCTTTTGTTGTATAGTCTTCATATTATAGTCTCCTCGTTTGTTATTTGCCAATGTCTTTAACATTAGATTTAGTAATTACTTGATAAGCACCTTTGTTGTAGGCAGGAGCGATAGTAAAATTTTTACTTTCTTCAAGTCGCCAGTTATTTACAGGTTTTGTACCACCTGAAAATTTTTTATTAATCCAGTATTCTGCGTCTAGTCGTTTCGTACTGTCTTTTGAAATCTCGTTATATGTAACAGTTGTGTATTTTGGGTTTTGTTTCATTACTATTCTACCTTTATCATTCACTTTTAGACCTAGTCTTTTTAAATACTTGATATGTTTTGCTAATGCAATCAAATATTCTTTAGTAGGTCGTCTTCTCTTTAATCTTCTTATTGCACCAGAAGTATTGTGTGTATAAATTATTGCCATCTATTGTCTATATCCTATCATAAAAGAGTGCTTTTGTCAAGCCTTTATTTGTTCTCGTTTTGTTCTAGTCCTGTGATACCCATTACCTCTGTCCACTCTACAGGATCCGTAGGTGCAACTGCTTTCTCAAAATCGTCTACCTGTTTCTCCCACTTCCTCTGAATAGTATCAATTAACTTAAAGGTAGCATTATCTGTACCTACGCCTAAGGACTTCTT